GCGACTGAAGGTTTTGTGCCGTCACCAGTTACACTTACAGTTTCTACGATGCTTATTGCACCTTCAACTGCTTTTGCAGGGAATGTAATCCCTTTGAATATATTTAACATATCATATCCTCCATTTTTAGATTTTAAGATAATTTGCTATACGTTCTGCTGTACCTGTGGGAACGCTTTTTCTTTTCTTTTCGGTTTCCACGATTGGTTTTGCATCACGGTATAAATCTAAGAATGTATCATTGTCTGTTAAGCAGAGTTTTTTTGCAGCTTCTTTCTGTGATGGTAATATTATGCCTTTTTGTATGTATGCATCAACAGTTGCTTCTGCTCTTTCTTCAACTAGTTCGTCTACTTGTGATTGTAAGTTTCTTATTTTCTCTGCTTGTTCAAGTTTATCGTTTACTTCATCGTTTAAGTCAGATATGGTATTGTCTACTTCTGACTCTTTTTCTTTGAGTTGTTTTTTCAACTCTTCAATTTCTTTGTCTTTGTCTGATAATTCAGTTTCATATCTTGTTTTAATTTCATTGAATTTATCCAGAACATTATCATCGTTAGTTGGTTGTGGTTCTGGAGTTGGATTAGGGGTTTCTTCACTCATAAAGCAATTCCTCCAAAATATCAATTTTATTTTTTTTTAGAGCCTCCGCTAACATGGGTTAAACATCATAGGCAGAGAAAAAAAATAAAAATAAATTTTAAAATCATTTATAATATATGAATTTGACTTCTAATGTCATCAGCTTCTTCACTTCGATTATAATACCTTACACCGCACCTACAATTAGGATGTCTTGGTGGTAACATCTCTGTTTGGTCAATAGTGAACACAGTATCAGAGTAATCCTCTTCACAGATAGGACAACAATCAGGTCTGCAATAAACTTCAAAATGAGTAGCACCACGTTCATTATTCACAATATAATTCGCAATAGTTTCCGCACGTTTCACTTCTGTTCTAGCGATAACTCTTGCTCGTGTATTGTTGATAGTGTCAATTTCAGAGGCTATGTTTTTAGATATTTCACGACTATGCAATCCTTCATCATAACCTTTTTTGACAATTTCACGAATATTGTTTTTTAGATCTTCACCAACATTTACGATTAAGTTTCCAACTTGGTTATCAATAGCAGTTCTTACTAGTTCTCTTTGACTTGCTCTTGCGAATCGTGAGTTGTATACTGCTTGTGTGACTAATCGTGTCATTGTTGCTTGGTAACCTGTAGTAACTAATGGGTTTTGGATTGTGAAGTCTTTAGTTCTTTCAAGAAATTCTTCAAGACTTTTACTGTGTTCTAAATCGTAGGTTACTCTTTTTTTGAGTTGTGTGAATAGTTTATCAGTGTATCGTATGCCTTCTTTGATTAGTTTGTCTTCAGATACCATCTAAATCACTTAGGATGTCTTCTGTTAATGTTTCACCGTTGACTGGTTGTAAGTTAAAATCTTCGAAAGGCATATCCACTTCATCATTAGTGTATTCTACTCCCGCTTCTGATTTGAATAATAATGCTAATGCTTCTTGTACTGCAGTATTCTCTGAGTCTAATGTTCCATTATCCATTAATGGTTTTATTATGTTGAATAATTTCTCTAAGTCACCACTGCTGAATTTATCAAAGCTAATTATTGGTGCTTTAACTCCTTTACCGAAATTGAATTCAACTATACGATTGATTAACTGCTCTTGGAATATATTTGCGATTTCTTCAAGTATTCCGTCGAATACTAGGCTTCCGAATTCTAGTTGTGTATTTGATTGAGCATAACTTCCAGTTTGTGAAGTGTCACCTAATAATAGGTTACCTATGAACATTCTACGGAATATTTGATTGTCTTTGTATTGTAAAGTGTCGAAGTAGGTTTCACCTTTATGTGATGATTCTAATACTCCGATTTCATCGTCTACGCCAATGGTTATGCCAGTTGTACCGTCTGCTACATTATCGAAAGCATATAACATTTCATCACGGCTTACTGGATTGTCGGTTTTACCATACAATGTAGGTGACCCGTTCTTTTCTGCGAAAGTCATTAACCAATCCATAAGATTCTCTTTATCTTCAACGATAGGTAGGAAGTCATAGAGTAATCCATGACCTTCCTTTTCATCGTAAAGAGAGTTATAACTATAAAGTAAGCATTTGTTGATTGGTATGTCTTCATTGAAATCATTATACTGTTGATGGATGTGAGTTAATTCCCCATCATCATCGTAGACAAAAGGGTCATCTTGTAAAGTCTTAATATGTATAGGTACAATGTCTGCGGGTACTAATCTACCATCCACTACATCAAATAAGATTTCATGCACACTGAAACCCCATGGCATTGCAGATGTCATTTGTTTAACAACTGTTAAAAGTTCAGTTTGCATGTTTTTCAACATTTCATCCACGAAATCATATACTTCTGGGTTGTCATCAACATCTGTTAAAATCCATTGTTTACTTGATAGTAAGTATTTTAGGATTTCCAATCCCGTAGCTACTTGTGTGTCTCTGAGAATACTCATACCAATATCATAGGGTACTGTTGTGTCTTTTCTTTTGAATAGACTTGTGTAACTACCATGTTTATTATTGCTTGATTTCACGTTAGATGGTCGGCTTACACGGTTGAATAATTGATTAAAGTTATCACGAATACTCATGAAATAAGACCTCTTCTTTTTCGTTTACCACTGGTTGCGATTGTACCAGTGTTTTTATGTTCAAATAAAAAGTTAAAAGCGTAACTGCATGCATCAATGATGTCATCTCTTTTCATTAATGGGAATCCTTTCATTTCCTGTAATAATTGTTCTCTTGCTTCATCATTAAGGCAAACATAGACTTTACCATCAAGTATGGCTTCTTTGAAACCGAATGCCCTGTCTACTTTGCTTGTTAATGGTTTACTTTGTTTGACATTGTAACCTTGTAAATCTTTCTTATAAACATCAAATAAGGCACGGCTGCTTCCTCCAGCAGTTCCTGTTTCTATCACTATTGGAATGTTTGGAGTATCGATTCTTGCGGTTGATTTTATTTTATTGAATAATTTGTCACCATATCTTCCGACAGATAATTCTGTTATGATGTAATGATCATCAGTTGTATGGTACATTTTGACTGATGCTGTTCTGTCGTTGACTTCTCCTTTGCTTTCGTCACTGTAAGCACAATCGTAACTTCTTACTTTCCCATCAATCAATGGATTGTTTGGGGTGAATCTGTCAATGAATTGTAGTTTGGTAGTGTCGAAGAATTCACCAGTTTCATCTAATGGTTGGCCTTGATATTGTGATTCGAATACTCTGTCTCCCACTTCTTGCCTACGGTCCTCGAAGAACTTCGGTGTGTATCTGTTATCCCATATGCATGAACCATCATCGTTTAGGGCTTTGATTGTTACGAAGTGATATTTCTCCGGTTGCTCTTCCATCAAACGACCAATAACATCTTGGCTATGCCACCTTGTGCCGAGCATAATCAATTTAGACCATGGCTCTAACCTTGGGATTAGAATGTTCTGATACCAGGAGTATAACTTGTCCAGGAGTGTTGGAGTACAGTCACTATGGCCTTTTATCAAGTCATCACAGATACATATGTCAACATCACGGCCCGTAATTGGACCTCCCACACCAACAAGTTTAATGCTGCCTAACAATTGACCAGCTCCATTCTCGAATCTGAACTTACTCTTTGCATGCTCACGGTCAGACAAGTAAATGTCACGTTCAGCCAGGAAGTTCTTATTATCTATGAACAATTGCCTGAGCATCATACCGAAATCATCTGCTAATCCTTGACTATAATTCACAATCAAGATATTGTAGTAAGGATTCATCAGTATTAACCAAAAAGGAAATGATAAAGTAATCAGACTTGACTTTGCAGTTCTTGGAGGTTGACTTACTGTTAACCGGTCCGGTTTAGTGTCATCAAGGATTGTTTCCATCAGTAGATCACTAATGTATTTGATATGTTTTGCAGGCACACTATCTCTGACAGTCAATGTTGAATAGATATCGTATGGTGTGATGTCTTCAATTGCTGTCAAGGTCATTTAACTCATTCCTTTTCTGCTTCATCTTTTCAATCAGGTTAACTGTTGTGTCTGCTTTGACATCTGCTGTGACATTGGCGTTTGTTTGGTTTATGTCTTTGACTTCTCCTAAATCACGGTTAGTTGCGTCTTGCAGGTCTTTGTTGGATTTGGTTATTGCTTGTCTTTGAGTACCATTCAAAGAACCTGATTCTAATCCAGTGACTAAATCTTGTAAGTTAAGTAATCTTGCGTTCTCTTGTAATTCAAATATCAACAAATCATTTTGAGCATGTATCTTTAATTTGTCTTGAGCATTCCTTTCTTGCACCGCTCTTGTATGTGTGAATATTCTTTCTTGCCAGTTATCTTCACTGGACCAATTTAATAATGATTTAAGGCTTGGAGGTTCGCCATTCCTATTTTTGATATCGTAACTGTGGAAATATTTGCAGAGTTCTTTTTTTCTTTCGTTTTCACTGCTCCATACTTTTTCCATGATTTCTTCATATTTTTTTTGAAGATGTGTGTGGAATTGGGTAATGTTTCCATTGAATTTTAAGAGTTTTTGTAAGTAGAAATTATGGCGTTGGTTTTCGCCTTTTTGGAGGAGATATATTGGTTCTGTCCATTCTTCTATTGGCATGACATCTCACTCCAAATTAACATTGTTATATTTTATACTCTCTCTTGAATGAATGAATTATCTTATCATATTGAAGTAAACATTAATCAGTATGGTTATTATTGTCAATCCAACACCGACGAGAGCCAACAGACTTGACACACGATTGTGATTGTCCATACTTGTCTGTTTCTGCAGTGCCAGTTCGGTTTCAATCGCTTTCAATCGGAGTTCTAGGTCACTGTCATTTTCATTGGATTTCAAGATTAACTTGTTAATGTTCTCATTCATCTTGTCTATTTTTTCTTCCATCTTTTCCATTTTAACGTATAGTTCATCAATACGTTTGTCTTTGTAATCTGCTCTTGTCTTTAAGCGTTCGATGTCCTTTGTCTGTGTCTGTATCAAATCCTCGTGGATACAATCGTATTCAACAGCCATCGTCATCGTCTCCAGTAGTGTATTCATCGTTTAGTACTGGAGCATCGTTGTCGAAGATTTCAGTAGATGCAGTGGTAGTAGTTGTTGGACCATATGTTGGATCGTTTCCTAACCATGGGATTGTGTTTGGGTTTCTACTTGACCAAACTGCTATGATGAATGTTATTACACCAGATACAAACATTACAATAGTGTCATGAGGTATTACTATTTCGAAATGTTTGCAGATTATTTCAATTATCAATACTATGATACCTGTCCATGTTGCAATTGTACTTAAGTTATTTGTTTCCATTTCTTGATTTCCCCCTAAATAAATAGATTTAATTATATAGAAATGCTGCGGTGGGGATTTGAACCCCAAATACACATGAATGCACCACAATTGATTACTAGAGATTTTTAATTTGTATAAACAATTTTTTTTATTCAAAAAATATATTGCCATGTTCTCCACAGCATAAGAAAAAGTAGCAGGTTCTGGGAATTGCACCCAGTTTTTTTGTTTCCTTTTTTTGTTATTACTAATGGATTCGATTCATATTAAAATACAGACGGTAGTCAAAAGTTTTCCATATTAAAAATGTTTTATCCTTTTTTTTCGTCCATAATATTCTATTAACCTGCATACTGACTATAAAAAGTGTGGTGGGAGGTTAGGTGGAGATATAAAATGATTGTGTAACAAAAAAATCGCTAATGATGAAAAAAACATGAATCCGAAATGTTAAACCCTAATTCGATAAAAATTTATTTAACCTAACCTTAACCCGTGTGGCAAGTGATATTTCATGCCTGCGATGAATTCGCTTGAATCCTGTGTTACTAATCCACATTTCGGACAGAATATTTGCTCATCATCAATTTTTAATTCATGTGAGCATTCTGGGCATGTATTTGGTATATGTGATTGTAAGCCCATGATATAATACATTCGTGGATGTAGCCATCTGTCAGACATTTTATCCTTGCTTACAATATTATCTCTCATCACTGGTCACACTCATTCTCTTTTACCCTTTTGGAGTATACTATTATCTAATACTTTCTTTTGATTATATTGCAACGGTGTTGTTCTCATTAATTGGAATATTAATTCATTTTGGATTGTTTCAAATATTGGTGTTGTTAGATTGTATTTTTTAGATATACTGTACTGTTCAACATTTATTCTTTTATTGACTTGTTTTTGTTGGATAAAAATAAATGCTAATAAAATTGTCTCGTTGCTTGATTGTCTATGGAAATTCTTGAAATCCTCATTGAACATTGTTATCCAGTAACGGATTTGTTGAGTTTGTGTTTCGGTTACATGGAATGGTATTTCATTTAGGAGTCCGTTTAATATGGATTGTCGAAGCTTCAAGTTGTATTCAGTCCTTTGTCTTTTATTATATTCCTTGCTTGTTTGCTCGTATTTGTTTCTCTTAGGAGTTCCAGTCATGTTCTTCCCATCATTTGAATAGTATTTATTCATTAATCTTTTTATATCTGTCATTTTTTCCTCCTTTGAGACCTTCTCAGATTTATACGATGTAAAATATCAAGTTTTCTTCCTTTTAAACCATTACTAATTGCTTTTCGATGTTCATCTGATGGACGGTATATTGCTTTGTGGATTTTTTGATGATCACTTGCAGATAATAATTGCAGGTTTTCAATTCGGTTGTCATGTTTGTTGAAATTCCTGTGGTGAATATTTGCCCATGGCAGTAAGGTGCATTTGTGGTAGTCTTCATAGATTACACGGTGTAAAGCTTTCCCACGGTGTCCGTGTTCGTTGCTGCTGATGTAGTACCAGCCATTTTTTTCTGTTACGGTTCCATATTTTGTTTTTACATTGAATTTCATATTTTACCTAGTGCAGCTAAAATTTTGTTTGCTAATGCATCACCTATTCCAGGGAC